CATATAGCCTAACATAAAGGCTTTTTTCTTATCTTCTGATTTTCTACCAACTCTCCATTGTATCTTTTCAAGTGGTTTTCTTAATAATTCTAAATTCATTTTGTTAATCTCCTTTGTTGTGTATCTCTATTATAGACGATTCGCAAACGGTTTACAAGAGAATAATATATTTTTATTGTAGTATATTGTTTTTACTCAAAATTTTGTTTAGCAAAATCTAATTTTATTTTATATTCTGCTATCATTTCTTCTAATTCATAACCTTCAAATTTTCTTGTTTTATTTGATTTAATCCTCATAACTTCAACTTCATCAAGTGTTAGTTTATTTTGTTTAAGAATCTCTTCTAACATCATACCGTTTCCATCGTGGTTTTGTTTCCCATTACAATTTCTACATTGAGCGAAAACATTCCTTTCATCAAATCTAGTAGCCATTCTTTTCCTAGATATATAATGACCTGGATGTAATAACATTCTTTCTGATGGATGAAATACAGCCTCACAAGTTATACACTTTCCCTTATCTCTATACCTTATAAAGTTTCCAAACACCTTATCAAGCTCTTTTACTAACTCATTATGTTGTTTTCTGCCTTGTTTATCCTTCTCCTTAGCATATAAATCTTGAAACCCACATACATATATTGTAGAATTCCCTCTTCTTGTTGGAGTATGATTATGCTTGCACAATCCATCTTTTAATGATTTACAATGCTTGCAACAGCCTCTTTTTTTAAATTTATTCATTTTAGTTCTCCAGTTTAAATTCTTCATTGATTCTGTTTTTAGCAATCTCAAAGTATTTCTTGTCAAGTTCTATTCCTATGAAATTACGATTAAGGTTTTTACAAGCTACTCCTGTTGAACCGCTTCCCATTGTAAAGTCTAATACAGTTTCATTTTCGTTAGTATATGTCTTTATTAGGTATTCCATTAGAGCTACTGGTTTTTGTGTGGGGTGCATACCCTTGAAATTTGCATTCTTAAATTCTATAACACTTATTGGGTTTCTTCTACCATCTACACTTTCATAGCCAACAAAATCTATTTTATATCTTTCAGTTTTTATCTTATAATCCTTCCTATAATCTTTATATGGTTTTTTATAAAAATATTGAGGGTTAAAAGTTGGTTGCTTGTTATAAAATAAACTTATAGTTTCGTGTGCTTTCATAGGTCTTTTACCAGCAGCAAAAGGTTCTTTTCCAAATGTTTTATTCCATATTATATCATATCTATATTTTTTAATATTACTCATTCTCAAAGCACTACTAAAAGGCTCTGAACCAAATAAAACAATAGCACCATTAGGTTTTATCAACTTGTTTAATCTTTCCCACATAGCTTCAAAAGGAATAATACTATCCCACTTACAAGCAGTTGTTCCGTAGGGTGGGTCAGTAATAATAGCATCAACTTTGACACCTTCCGAAATTAGCTTATCCATTACCTCTAAGCAATCTCCGTTATATAATTTATTCATATTTACACTCCTATTAAGCTTTTTATATCGTTTAATTCTCTTGTTTCTATAAAACACTTCTTTTCAGCCATAACATCAATTAGTAATTCAAAGTATTCGCAAGCTTCTTTTCTATTTGCTTTATCTAACTTTAGGGTTTTAGCTGTTTTAATACTACATTTAGAACTTTCAACTTCTTCAAAGAATAAAGCCCCTCTGAAGTAATAATCTAAGGTATTCACATCTACTATTGGTCTTTCTGTTCCCTTATAGCATAATTCCCCACATTCAGCATTCCAAGATATTATTTGTTTTAATATAACACCAAAATAAAACCTTAACATTCTATTTGTAATATTATTCATTTCTTTTTCAGTTGTAAAACTAACATAAAGAGGATAAGCATTGCCTAAATCTAGTAATGGCATCCAACTTTCTAATTGCTTTTTTAGATCTAAACTTGATTCTACTCGATGTTTATCTTTGATTAAGTCCATAATTACCTCCTGTTAAAAAATCTTCTTATTATATAGTTTCTAGCAACTGATATAAAAGTGAATACAATCGCCATTTGTAAACTCTTACCAATAGTTATATTATAGCCAAATAAAGGTAATACAAGCCTGTTAGTTATTGTTGCTATACCTAAACCTATAAATGTGTTTGTTATTGCTTCTATAAAGCTTTCTTTTTTAGTTTGCATTAGAACATCTCCAGTTGTCTTGTTTCTTTTTTAACTCTTTCAACACCCTTAGAGTAATATTCTTCATCAAGTTCTATACATATACTTTGACGACCTGTCTTGTATGAGGCTATTGATGTTGTAAATGAACCTGCAAAGCAATCTAAAACTATTTCATTATTTTCTACACTTTTATTTATTAAATATTCAAACATATTAACGGGTTTTTCTGTTGGGTGAAGGTTGTTTTGTGTTCTAGCAAATCTTAATATATTTGAATCTCTTCTTCCATTTAGATGCTTTTTACCATTCCCTGAAAATAATATCATTTCATATTGTGGTGCATAGTCTCCTTTTAAATCCCCCATTCCAGTATTGTTTTTATGCCATATCAATATATTTTTGATATTATTAAATGACTGCTTGAATGTATCTACAAAGTGCCAAGAACAAAATATATATTTGTGGGAATCTTCTTTCATAATCAAATCAGAAAGCCTAGAAAATTTTGGAAGCCAATCTAGGCTATCATCATTTTCAATTTTTTTATGGGTTTCTTTTCTATGATTACTTTTAAATTTCATTCCAAATGGAGGATCTGTAAGCAACAAATCAATACTCTTATCATCAATATATTTCATAACCTCTAAACAATCCCCATTTATTAGTAATTGCCCATTTATTATTTCACAAGGAAATTTATCTTTTATCTTGTTATATAGTTTATCTATCATCTTCTTTTACTCCTAAAATATACTTTAAATCAATTCTAATGACTTCTAAGGGGGTATTAAGCTCCTAATCATACACATACACTATTTTATTATTTGCCACCGTTTAAGCGGCATTTATCACATAGAGGATTTTTTTCTAAAACATCTCTACATTCAACCGTATTTTTACAATTTTTACTCGTGCATCTCTTTTTAACCATTGATTTTTTCCTTTCGTCTTTTTTCATAGACCTTAATTTTCCCTCTAAATATTCAAATTCTTCATACATATCATCTGAAAGCCTATCAAATACTTTATCCATTTCTTTTTTTGTTTTGAAAAATAGTAATTCTCTAACCCATCTAGGTTTATAAAAATTCCTTTTGTATTTTACCTTTCTTTCAACAGGTAGTATCCAACCTCTTGGTAGCTCGCTAATACAAGGTTTGTCATCGTAACGAATTATCATAGTATCCTCCCTTATTTTAATTTAACCCTTTGTATCTTACCACCGCAGTATAAGTTTCTTCTACATGCAATTTTTACAGCCTCTAATGGTGTTGCACCGGCATCCAATGCCCCTTGTGCATAGTTAGCACCTGTTCCTAAGCAAACATACTCTTGCAATGCACGCTCCACATCATCACTAGTTGAAACACTTATTGACCCCTCGTGGTATATAACCACTTGCCAATACTTTATTCTATCCTGTGCTTCATTTAGAGCCTCTTGAATATTATTAGCTTTTTTTAATTCCTCTATAAATATTTTAGGAAATGATTTAGCCCCAGCACACCCAAACACAATTTGCTTACCAAAAAACCTAATTTTATAAATCTTTTTAGTATTCATGCTTGTTTTAAAGTCAAGGCATGATGTCATTTGACCATCAGCTATCATTTCATGTTTATTTGCTACTATTATTGTCATTTTTTAATCTCCTCGCAATCTATAAACGCTATTTCAGAGAATACAAATATAGCTTTGCTTTCTCCATATTCAGAATAAAAGCCAGTCCCTTCCTGTTTTTTGGAAGATATATACTTTTTAAATTCGTCATAAAGACCGCTATTATCAGTGTTAAACTTTATTATACTACCACATTTTAGGTGGACTATCGTTTTATAATTTTTCATTTTATTTCTCCCTAATCAGCTATATGTTGAACATTCTGACTGATAATGTTTTTCTTGTATATCCCAACAATACCAGAATATCTATTTCTATCCTTATCTTGTGAACTTGCTATATAAATCCATTCATCATTTTCTTTTACTTTAAAGCCTATACTGTTTTGAATTGGAGTGCTTATGTCTATTTCTTCAGGGTCTTCCCAGCCAAACCTTAATACTCCACTATCTACCCAGTCTATTATGTAAATTGTTTTCATCTCGCTTCTCCTTAGTTAATGTTTATTTTTACTTCGATATTTTCTTTACACCTAACTATTTGATTTTTAATATAAAAATACTTTCCATCAATATTTTTAATACATCCCTTTTTTACTAACATCTGGAGTCTTTCGTGTATTGTGCCGACTGAATTTACATTCAAAGCTACTACCATCTGCATAAAGGTTAAGTTTAGTCCAAGTCTGTTTTGTTCTTTTATCAGTAAATATGTGGTATATTGTTTTTTTGTTAAATATTTCATTTTTTAATCTCCTATCTTTTTTATATTTGGTAGTATAGATTTGTTTTCTATTAAATCCATCTCATCATATTTCTTTTCGTTTTCTAAAAATCTCTTCTCTAAGTCTTTTAGAATACTTGTTATATTCCTTTGGTATGAATACTTGTTATATTCCTTTGGTATCCATCCTTTCTCATAGAAGACCATAACTCACTAATACCACCACAAAGCCTCAAAGCTATCTTATCTCTCTCTGTTAGGGATTTATTAAATTCTTTTTTATCGTAGCTGTCTAAGAAACTGCTTTTAAGATAATCCTTACATCTACTAAGAAACGATTGTAAATCAATCTGTTCTTGACTTTCAAGCTGTTTTATACTAGACTCTATCTTATATTTATAAAACATTTCAGGACTAGGATATTTATTGTAAAGTGTTTCTAATTTAGTGATATGATTACAGGCATTTTGAAATTGTTCATCTGTAAAATCATTCTTCATTAAGTTGTAAAGAAGTTTAGATTTCTTATTGTTAATCTCAATGTCTTTCAGTGTTATTATAGTTATTATACATTGATTAAATGTCTTTTCGTTTATCATTATATTTCTCCTCTTTGTCTCATTTCTTCAATAACTTCTAAGTTCTTCTCAAGTATTGTCTTCTTCTGCTTTGATTGTTTTGGTTCATATAATCCTGTATATCCCGTTCCTATTGAGTGATCTACAACTTCTTGAGGATTACTAAATTTCTTTAATGCTTTGAGTTGATATTCCCATTGTTTAGTGTCTTTAAGGCTAGTTCTATAATCTAACCAATCAATAATAGGTTGTGTATAAATATCATCCTTTAACTTAGAAAGCCATTTTTCTTTTTTGTTTATTTTTTTAATAGGTTTAGTATGTTTAGTAGGTTCAGTATATTCCAGTATGGATTTTGACGGTTCAGTTGACAGTTCACTTGATGGTTCAGTCGATGGTTCAGAATCAACACCATTAAGTGTGTATATGTTTGATTCTCTTGAATTATTTAGAACTCTTTTCTTATCTACTTTTATAAGACCTTTTGATTCCAATTCTTTAATTGCCTTGATAACAGTATTTCTACTCCCAAGCCCACTAGTTTGTTGTAATAGTGTAATACCAGGAAAACAATTATTTTTCTTATGACAATACTCAGTCAATACGAATGCTAATAGTTTTGCCGATGATGATAGTTCGCAATCTAATAGATTACTTCTCCATTGATAAATCCTCATTGATACAATCCTTTTCTAATAATCCTGTGCTTTCTAACTCTTTCTTTAAATTCCAAACTTTAGATCTAATAGCTCGCTTTAAGGAGTCGTTATTTGCGACTTCTAGCAATTCCATCATTTCTCCTATTTTTGTGTTGAAAATTTCGTCAGACACAGTCCTTTTTATATTCATTTTACAGTCCTTTTTTTAGATTCTTTCAAACCTGTTATTATTATATCATCTTTTGTGATTATTGCAAGCTTTTTATTTTATCTTGTTATTGAATATTAGTTTAACCCCACATTGAGGACAATAATTAGAAATATTTTGTTTTTCTCCCCACATATCTTCGTATTCAGAATCGAAATTTAACCCACACTTCATACACCCAATCAAAGAGTTGGTGTCATCATCATCTGTAGTAAACAACTTCCAAGCTGTTTTAATTCTTAACTTAACTAAAGCCCAAGTTTTTAAATCATATAAATCATCTTGTAAGTGTCTTTTAAATATTTTGTAATATATCTTCATCTTATTTCTCCAATCTCATTAATTTTAATCTAAATTCTTTTTGTATATCACATAAAGCCTTTATATGTTCGTTTGGGTAGTCTTTTCTTATTCTTTTTATCAATAACTCGTTATGATTTATTATCATTATTAAAGTTCTTTCTTCGCTAAAAAACATCTTATTTCTCCTCTGGTTTATTGATATAAGCCCAGTGTGTTATTTCTAGCCGATAATATTCTTTTGGTAAGTTCCATTCATTCATTTTTGGAAAATAACTAAGTTGACATATATGCCCGTGTTTAAAAAAACACAAAACATCTATTGTCCCATTTTTATTCTTATGTTCTTTAGGTAATTCTTTATTTACATTTTTCCAATCTATCATATTACACCTCAATTATCAAAAGATTCTTCTTTCGTTCAATTATTACCTCTGTTGCTTCATACTTAACACCTATCTTTGTTAGAATACCCTCATTAACCATTTTTTTAAGTTCTTGGTTGATCGTTGGACTTTCTACATTCAAGGCTTCAGCAATATCTACCTGCTTATAACCATCAGTTATTAGCTGATATATTATGTATTGTCTTTTATCTAGTTTCATTTTGTTTTTCCCATTTTTTTTGGTAATATTCAGTTTGTTTTTCTAACATTTCAATTTTTGCCTTTAACATCTTTATTTCGGCTTCTTGTAGTGGACACTTAATAAACATCTCAATTCTCCTTAATTATAATCATCAAAACTTGGGTGTGATATAAAGATATTTACAGTCTTACCTTCTCTTTCAAGCTCTTTTAATACTATTTCATATTGATTTTGTTTAATCTTATCATAATCTACTTTAGGCTCTCTATCCATAGACAAGCTCAATGCTACTGCCATTATAAACATACTTACCCATAAAATTATAGCACATACAGTTATTACCGTTATAAATTCTCTTATTGTAAATTCTTGATTGTGTATCTTCATTTTATTTACCTCTTAAAATTGTTATTAGTTCTAGGTTTTTTTTATACATATTTATTATAAACTCTTTCTCAAATTGCTCTAAATCGCTTTTATGTATCAGTTTTTTAATTTCTTTCAGTTCTTCATCGTTTATCATCTTTAAATCTCCATTTGGTTAATTAGTCTTGTTAAATTATTAAGTTCATTTTTAGCAATAACCTCTTCTAGTTCGATGTTTGCTAGTCTTTCGTCTCTTTCTCTTCCTGTTAACATCTTACACCTCCTCAACTGGCATACCGCAGTAAACATTATATAGAAAGTCTTTTAATACTTCAGTAGCATTTAATATAAAGTCTTCTTTAAATTCAGCTTCTATGAAATTATCATACATATCATTACCATATTTCTCTTGGTTAAGTATGTAGAAAGTCATTAGCTCATAAGTATCTACTAATTCATTTTCATTATCAGCTTTTTCCCAGTCGAAGTCATAATCAACTATTTGATTGTCGTCTGACATTGATTTTAACATTGATTGTATGTTATTTTGTGTTTGAGTATATTTCATTTTGTAGCCTCCTTTGTTGTATGTCCTTATTGTATCACATATAAAAACAATTACAAGAAAAAAATAAAATAAATTTCATTATATATCGTAAGTTGTTGTATTTACTTGAAAGATAAATTAAGATAAAATTAAGATTTGATAGTGTTGGCGATTCGTTATTTATTATTTGCTTGCTATATTCCTATGAAATGGTATAATAGTATAAATCCTGTAGTAAAATATGGGCGTGCTAAAAAACAAAAAGGAATACAAAAATGGCAATACTAAAATTAAATGTCTTCGGGTTCGAAGAAATCGGCAGCAAATCAATATCAAATATTGAAAACAATGCCATCCAAACACTTTATAATATATCAAGAGAATTTATAGGGGTTTCAAAAAAAAATGGCTCTCAATCTCATTATGGCAGAGACTTGTATAGAAATATATCTAGACTAAGCACTTCTTTAGAAATAAATACAAAAGATTTGTCTTTAAGAAAGAGAGTAGATGTGGAGATGTCTAGGGAAAAGTTTAATGCAACTCATTTATCAGAAATCGAACCTTGCATAGTGGAGTATAAATGTTCTGAAGAAACTCCTGAAACTTGGACTTTATTTAATAAACACATTAAAGATAAGGAGTTTGATAAAATAGCCAAAAATATATTTGATGGGGAATTCCCATTTATAACTATATATGTGGCAAGAATAGGTAATAAAGATTATTCATTTTACGAATATTCAAAATAAGATATACAAAGGGGTTTAAAAGCCTCTTTTTTCTCCTAATTACATATAAAAATAAATTATTTTCTTTACAAGCACCTCTCAATATGTTACAATAACGGTAACAACAAAGGAGAATAATTATGACAAAATACACAAAAGAATATTTAGAAGAGAACGAGATAGCAATACAATATAACACTAAAGAAGAGTTTAATGCTATCTTCTCCAAGTTATCTACACTAGGAGAGGAAAAATCTCTCAATACAAACTTTGATGAAATTTTAAAAATAACTAGGTTTATAAGCAGGAATACTAAAACTAAAAACTTTGATAGTTATAATAGAACTTGGAAGGGAGAAACAATAATAACAGCTAAAGAGTTCTTAGAAGACCATATTGTTGATACCAACGATAAGGTGGAAGATATGCCTATTGCTGTTTTCTCTACACCTTGTCCTCATTGCAAGAAACCTATCTGTTCTTCTAGGATAGAATGTCCTGAATGCGGGAAGAATGTTTTGATAAAGCCTAATAAACAAATGGAAGAGGCTATGAAAAATCCGGGTATATTAGATATAAAGAAATTATATGAAAGCGAAGACTCTCTAACCCTAACAGGAGACACTTTAAGACGACATAGAATACAAGAGAAGATTGAGGAGGGTGTTAAGGGTTCTGCTTGGACTTTTGCTTCAATGCTCAGCTTATTAGAATGGTATATTAAAGACAATAAGGATAATGGTGTTTTTGTTGAAGAAATCGCTCAAAAGGTTGGCAAAGAAGACCTTAAATTTTTCTTCAACATAAAAGAAACTATGACAATGCGAGAAGCAATAGAACAAGAGAAAAATTTTGAGTTTGAGGGAAAAGAATATGCGGAACAAGATTGTAAGCTGTATATAGATTTTTATATGGCAGATGCAGAAAGTGTAGGTATTGACTGGATACTTAAAAACCAAGATAAACAAGTGAGGGTGTTATAATGTATAAAGTGAAATTAACAAACTACGCAGGAGAGGAAACTATAATTAAAATAAAAAAGCAAATAAAATCAATTTTTTATCAAAAAATGAGTGGAGATGACATCTTACATATTCTTTATAATGACGGAGAGGAAGATTATTTTGATTCATCGGATGGTAGAGAAATGAATATTCACGATGATTATTGTTTTATCCCTGTTGAAGAAATCAAAGAGGGAGTATTGTTTGATATAAGAAAACACTTGAAAAAATAGAATAAATATACTATACTAGAAATAGTGGTGGAGTATTTGGCTGACTCTTTTGTTGTAATCTGAAGAAGCTACCACCACTTCAATTAAAAGGATTAAGTTATGACTGATACAGAAAGACTAAGAGAGGAAAGAAATATAGACTTAGAACAAGCTCAAATAGAAGCTACACTAAAAACTAAATCTAAATACTACCTAGAAGACTGTATTAGAAATAACTGCAACTCACTCCTAGCAGAAAAGATATTACAAGAAAGACAAAGCATTAAGTAAAGAGAGAAAACAAATGACAAATAAAACAGGAAGACCTTCAAAGCTTACAGAAGAGATCAAAAAAAACATATTTGATTGTCTAGTAGTAGATGGATTAACAGTAGATAAGACTTGTGATAAATGTGGAATAAGTAAAACTACTTTCTATAATTGGTTTAATGATGATGAAGAGTTTCTTAACTTCTCCGCACGCTTACGAGAGGTTAAAGCCCATAAACATATACAAGAAGCTGATAGTATAATTGACGATATAATCGCATTAGATGCTTCCAAAGAAGATAAAGAGGTTATGAAATTTGAGTTAAACAAATTAAGAGCTGTATATGATATGAAATTAAGACTAGCAGGAAAATATAATAGACAAGTTTATGGAGAAAAACTAGATAGTGATGTAACATCTAACGGTAAAGAAGTAAAGAGTATAGCAATAGTTCCTAACAAGCAAGAGGCTGATAAATGGGGAAAGAAATAATGACTAAAGAATTAAAAGATATTAAAAAACATATCAAAAACCGTAAATTAAATTTTCGTTATATGGGGGCTTTTGGTGATGCTATTATGATATCTTGTAAAGATTTAATTTCCATAAAAGAAATGGGTATAATAGCCACAATTAGGGGAAAAGAGTCTCTATATGAATTAGATTTTAAGGGTAAAAAGTATGAGGGAGAGTTTGCAGAGCGTGTATTTAACTACCTTGCGGATTTGATAGACAATGAATAACTGGGTTATGGTCTAACGGTAAGACATAAGTCTTTGGCACTTACGATTGAGGTTCGATTCCTTGTAACCCAACCAATAAAGGATATAATATGAAACTATTATTAAAAACATTGTGTAAAATATATGGATACAAATACTCCTTTGACAAGATGCAGAGGAAGCATATTCTTACACGCTATCGGAAAGAGCTTTCAATAAAAACTCAGTCAAGAAAAAACACTGGTGCTTTTATCTCTACTATAAACGGAACTAGTTGGGTCAACAAAGAATATAAAGCGATTGTTATTGTTTGGTGTTATATTAGCACTAAAGCAAAACTAGGAAAATAAATGTATATAGTATATAAACCATATCCAGCACAAAAGCTATTACACGAATGCCCTTATGTAGAAGTTCTACTTGAAGGTAACCGTGGGGGTGGTAAGTCTGACGGTGCTATAATGGATTATCTAAGCGAAGTAGGTAACGGATGGAAAGAAGCTTGGCAAGGTATTATATTCAGAAGACAGATAAAAGATTTAAACGATCTAATAAAGAAATCAAAAAAATACATCGTAGCATTATGCCCAAATGCTATATTCAATATATCAACAAGAACTTGGAAATTCCCAGATGGAGAAACATTAACATTTCAACAAGCAGATAGAGATGACGACTATTGGAACTTTCACGGACACGAATACCCTTGGCAGTTCTTTGATGAATTAACCTCTTGGGCTTCGCCTGACTTTTACTTATCAATGGCATCTTGCTGTCGTAGTGGAGTTAAAGGAATACCAAAGAGAAGACTATCAGCAACAAATCCTTGGGGAGCAGGACACAGTTGGGTAAAGAAAAGATTTATAGACCCAGCACCTAGAATGAAACCAATTACTGATATAGTTATAAACCCAGTAACAGACGAAGAAATAGAAATGACTAGAGTTGCTATAAACTGTCAGCTTAAAGACAACAAACACTTAATAGAGAACGACCCTGTATATATAGCACAACTTAATTCAATTACAAACGAGGCTAAAAGAAAGGCTTGGATTGATGGAGATTGGAGTATTCAAGTGGGAGCATTCTTTGGAGATGTTTGGAGCGATAAAAACATAATTAAACCATTCACACCTCCTAAGCACTGGTTGAAGTTCTGTGGATTTGATTGGGGATATGCTAAACCGTTTGCTATGGGTTGGTTTTGTATATCAGATGGAACAGAATTACCAGATGGTAGAATATACCCAGTAGGTTCTGTTATCAAGTATCGTGAGTATTATGGTTGTGAAGATAATGAAGAAGATGTAGGAGTTAGACTAACAGTTGAAGAAATAGCTGATGGAATACACAATAGGGAAGACGAAGATATATCGTATAGAGTAGCAGACCCTGCATTATTCAAAGAAGATGGTGGAGAATCACAAGCAGAAAGATTTCATAAAAAGGGGATAACCTTTGAAAGAGCAGATAATCAACGAGTAGCAGGTTGGGAGCTTATGAGAGAGCGAATGAAAGGGACTGAGGTAGCTAAAGACAAATGGGTTTCACTTTACTATGTATTTGATACTTGCCTACACACAATAAGAACAATCCCTATACTACTACACGATGAAAAGAAATTGGAAGACATCGACACAACTATGGAAGATCATATAGCTGATGCAGACAGATATGCTTTAAATTCAAGACCTTGGATTAAGAAGAATAATAGCAACCGTAAAAGTGACACTACATTCACTGATGCTTTAGACACAATACAAACAAAGGAGTTTTTCTAATGAAGAAAATGTATTTTACAATAATAAATGATGAGCCAACTTTCAAACCACTAGTAGTGGAGACAAAAGAAGAGGCAATTAAACAAACTAAAGAACTAATGGAAGAAATGATTATATCTCTAAAAGAGCAGAAATTAGAAACCCAAGCTAAACTCAAACAAAATAAAAAAGGATTTGACGAGGCTATTGGAAGACAAAAGAAAGGCTTGAAGTTGTTTGACAAACCTATGACTAACAAAGCTAGAGGTGATGAGCTTGTTAAACTTGAATTAGTAGGCACTTCTGAGTTTGCTGAAGAGACAACTAAAGAGCAAGTAAAAGAAAGTTATGATATTAGTTGTCTTACTTGGAAAGACTTTAGGGAAGCTCAAGACAAAGCTATTGATTATCTTAATAAGCAGATTGACAAGTATTCTAAAGGGAAGATAGATTTTTTCGTATTGGAGAAGTAAATGAAGAAATTAGAGAGCAAGAACTTCGGTTTTATCTGGGCGGAACTATATGATAATGATGGTTATATCGCATTTGAAATATATCGCCTAGACTCTAATTCAGGAGAGCATCATAATATGTATCAGGATAGAGACTTTGGAAACTTCCTAATGGCTACTGAATGGATAAAGAAAAAAATGCTTGACTTATAAGACATATAGTATTAAAATATAAGTAGTGTAGAAATATAGTGTCAGTGTTTGGAATGAAACATTGAAAAAAAATAAAAGATTAGGACAAGGTTTTTGGAAGAGTGAATTAGCGAGAGCTGACAGCTATGAGAAATCTTGGAGAGAAAACGCAAAGAGATTAAATGAAAAGTATTCTTCAACTGTTGAAGGGTCTGATTCTACTTTAGCTTACAATATATTTTATTCTAACACAGAAACTTTAAGAGGAGCTATTAAGATAGATAATCCTCAACCTTCTATTCGTAGAAGAGTATCGAAGTTAAATCAAGAAGATAAAAAATCACAAAATTTATATAGCAAGATGTCGGAAGTTGTCCAAAAGACAGCATCTTATTACATTGATAAAAATGACATACCAAACACTATAGACTTAGATGTTAAAGACACACTAATCACAGGTCGTGGTGTAGCTTGGACAGAATATGAAGCAGATGTTTCACTGGACGAAGAGCAAAACCCATTAGAAATAAATTCACAAGACTTTAGGATATCATATGTAAATTGGGAAGACTTTAGAGTTTCTCCAGTTAGAACTGCTGACGAAGTTTCTTGGGTTGCTAAAAGACTTTTACTTTCAAAACAAGAAGCTAAAAAGAAATTTCCTGATATGGCTGATAAGCTTAAATATGATTATAACTACATTGGAGAAGCCGATAAGTTAAAAACATCAGAAGACTATAGAGCAGAAGTTTGGGAGATATGGGATAAAGACTCTAAGCACCGTATATTTTATTCTAAGAATGCAGGAGAAATCCTAGAAGCGATAAAAGACCCTTATAAGTTAGAGAAGTTCTTCCCTTGTGAAGATTTAGAGTTTGTATATAACTCAATTTCAAATTGTCCAGCACCTGAATATTATCAATATCAACAAAAATCAGAAGAACTAGAGATAGTCTGCAATCGTAGAACTAGATTAGTAGAGTCTGCGAAGGCAAATGGTTTTATTGCTGGTAAATTAGCTGATAAGATGAAAACATTATCTAACACAGCGGACGGTCAATTTCAAACAGTAGATGGAATGATGTCTTCAAGTGGAGGATTTAGTAATCTTATATGGGAAAGAGATCTATCAAAGGTTCAAGTTTTATTAAGAGAATTAACTTTATATGAAGAATCTATTAAAGGTCAAATATACGACATAACAGGTATTAGTGATTTATTTAGAGGACAGGGTAATGCACAAGCAACAGCAACAGCAGAAGCTCTTAAAGGTAAATATGGGGCTTTAAGATTGGTTAGAAGACAAGAGGCTGTTCAAGTGTTTATTAAAAATCTATATCAAAAATTAGTAGAAATGATTTGCGAACATTCAACAGTAGAAACTTTAAAACTTGTTAGTGGTGTATCTCTTATGACTAACATAGAGAAATTTGAAGCTATACAGAATATGAAGATGGAATTATTTCAACAAAACCAAATAGCTATGCAACAAGGTCAACAACCAATTCAACAAACAGAAGAAATGAACGAACTCCACGAGCAACCAACTTGGGAAGAACTTGTTACTGTAATGAGAAACGAAAAGTTAAGAGATTATTCTTTGAGTATTGAATCTAGCATAACAGCCTTTGATGATGAATCGGCTCAGAACGAAGCTATTGATAATTTATTTATTTCTATGACTTCAATGATTGAAAAAGCATTGCCTATTATAATGCAACAACCTGCTTTATTAGCTCCATACAAGGAAATGATACTTGCTAAGGTTAGAGTATCTAAAGGTGGAAGAGCATTAGAAAGTTCAGTAGAGAAAGCATTTGATGAGATTGAGAAACAAGCTGAAGAATTAGCTAAACAACCTCAACAAGCTCCTCAACCAGACCCTAACAAAGTTATGGAATTACAAGCTAAGACACAATTAGAAACTCAAAAGCTTGAACAAAAGAATATGAGCGATATGCAAAAGAATGAATTGACAGCTCAAGGACAACAACAAGATATGGTTAAACACCAACAAGATATTGCTATTAAGTCTAGGGATTTAGATATTAAGGAGCAAAACAACATAGCTGACCAACAAATCGATACGATGGAATTGCAAGGTGAATTCGCACTAGCTGAGAAGAAGATGAGGCTAGGAGTATCAACAGGGACTGATTTAGGAACTGAAAACTAATCTAATGACACTCGAAAGAACAGGTCGGAGGAATACAACATGACAAACGAAAACACTCAAAGCTTTGAAGAGTTACTTGAAAGCGAAGAACAGGTTGAAGAAACTACAAGCGACGAAGTTGAAGAAACTGAAGACGCTATTATCGATAGTGGCGAAGAAGCTACGAAACCGCAGGACGAGGTTAGCGACGGCGAAACTGATGTCACGGAACAAACACAGGCAGAGGAAGCCTTTGACTTTCCTCAAGATTGGAGCGAAGAACACAAAACTTTATTCGGAGGTTTAACCAAAGAACAGAAAGAGGGCATCCTTGGATTCCAAAAGGGGTTTCAAAGTGATTATACTAAGAAATCTCAGGCTTTAGCAGAAGAAACTAAAGGCTATGAAGCTGATAGAGAATTTGCTAAGGACATCAGGGGGACTTTCTCAGATGAGGAAAAGAACTATATGATGGCACAAGGAATAAATGAAGGGCAGGCTATACATATGGCTGTTGCTAATTGGAAAATGGAAAACCAAGACCCAATACAATTTATCAACCAAGTGGCATCAAGGAATGGCATTGATTTACATCAAGAGGCTGTGAAATTAGTTCAATCTCAACAAGAGATGACACCTGAACAGAAACAAATGAATAGCTTAGTATCTCCTTTACAAAAACAAGTTCAAGAGTTACAACAGCAAATTGCGAGTTCACAAGACTCAGCAACTGACAACTTTGTAAGTAAATTTATGAATATGACGGACGAAGGGGGCAACTCTAAATATCCTCATATGGATAAAGTTGAAGGAAGAATGGCTGAACAGTTTCAAGCTGAAGGCAAGAACATTTATAACCTAACTCAAGAAGATTGGGATGGTGCTTATGAAAATGCTTGTTATTCAAACCCTGAGATTAGACAGACATTATTACAACAACAAAATGAAGTTAAGAAAGAAGCAGAAAGAAAGACGCAAGACGCTGTTAAGGCTTTAGGAGCTGGTAAAACTGTAAAGAGTAGTGCTGGAGCTGGAAACAAAGAAATAGCTGAAACCTTTGATGATTTTATGGAGGCTAATGCTTAAAAATAAGGAATAAAACAATGACTGTAACACCTACAAACACTGCCGACCAAGTTGTCGCTTCGACACTGGAGTGGTATAATAAAAATGGTTTTGGTAATGCTATCAAAACTTCAAACGCACTTTTAGCTAAAATGATGGAATCAGGCAAGGGCTTGAGAAAATTACCTGGCGGAAGAAAAATAGTAGAAGCTGTAATAATTAAAGAAGATGCAAATTCTGCATGGTATGCAGGGGCTGAAGCTTTAGATACTATTGAATCAGATGTATTAAGAGAAGCCTCTTTTGATTGGAAACAATTAGCTGGAGCTGCTGTAATATCTGGTTTAGATTATAGAAACTGCACAGGAGTATATGAAAAACAAAATATTATGACTGTGCTTAAAGAAGCTGCTGATACTACAGCTAGAGAAGGAGTAGGAAAAGGTATGTGGGCGACATCACAAGTTGCTAAACAAATCTTAACTATACCATCTATAGTTTCAGATAGTGGAGTAATTGGTGGAATAGATCCTTCAACTTACCCTCTATGGAAATCTGAAGTATCAACATCTGCGATTGTTTACACAGCTGTAACATCTTCTGAACTATTAGACGAAATGGAACTTATGTATAACACTGTTTCAGCTAATTGTGGTGACTCTCCTGATATGGTAGTAACTAATACTACTTTATACACTAAGTATGGAAGAGCTTGTCAAGAACTTAAACGATTTAACCCAACTCAAAGATATAGAGCTGATATTGGTTATAACGGTTATGACTTTAACAACGCTTTCTTCTGTCTTGATGGAAAAGCACCAGTGAATGAAATCTACTTTATAAACACAAGTGATTTAAAATTGAATGTTCATAATAAAGCAATGTTCACATTCACACCATTAGTAATGTCTCAAACTTCGGACTCTTACTTCTCAAGAATCTTATTCCAAGGAGAACTATCTGTTCGCAGAAGAAACTCACATGGAAAGGTTTCTTTCGCATTAGCTGCATCATAGTAGTAAATGTAGAGGGGTGTAAAAAGCCCCTCTAAATAAAAAGGGTTTCAAAATGATATTTGTAATGATATACAGTTATAGAGATTTAGAACTTAGCAAGACAATAGAAGACTGTTTTTCTAAGGCTGACAACCCTAATGATATAGTTATTGGGTGTATAAACGCAGACAATGAAGAATATGTTTATAATGGGAAATATAATGTAAAAGTTAAGAATGTAGATTTTATGAACCGACACGGATGCGGATTTGGAATGTGGGAGATACAAAAAGAATTATATAATAATGAAGAGTGGATATTAAGAGCTGCTCCTCATTCGAGATTTAAACAAGGATGGGATACTCATTATTTAAAGTATGCTAAAAAAGACACTGTTTTATGTTCAAGATGCTTAGAATATATGCCTGATGGCACACTAAGTAAAGATAAAAGAGAATACTCTGTTCCTGAATGTTTTAGTGATACTTTAGTTGTTAGATTAAAAAAGAAAAAGATTAAGAGTAAGAACAATTTCAAAGTTATCTTTATGCAAGCAGGTGGAATGTTTTGTCATAGAGATTGGATAGACAAGGTAGGATACGACCCTCATATAGCAATGTGGGGAGAGGAAACAGATTTATCTATGAGAACTTGGTTAGCAGGTTTTAAAATGATTCACTTATGTTATCCACAGGTTTATCACTTATGGCATAGGAGAAATAGAAAGAGCTTAGATGCAAGCCCTGAATTTGAAAAGATGAATAAAAAAGGTGTATTTAGAACTAAGATTAAACTAGAATTGATTAACCATACTTCTCACAAAGAAGATTGGGATGAGTTTGGGTGTAATGGAGCTAAATATAGAAGACTACTAGAGAAGGAATTTCAAAATGACAATACTTAAAGACATAAACGAAGCATTATCTAGCTTGCAACAACCTAGAATAAACACAATAGAATCATCAAGCGATGGAACTTCTATAATAATGACATCATTAGCAAATCAACTTTCAAACCTTATTTCAATAGATACAGGTTGGCAATCACAAAATAAGGTTAAAGATGTAGCTATCGAAGAATCATTTGAAGGTGTAGATTGTTATGATCTTACAGAGATTGATGATTTTTCTAATATAGAAAATTTATTTATATGGGATGTCAAAACCCAATTAAGACTTCATCAAGTATCTTACGATAGATATTTATATGAAAAAACAAGAGAAGTCCAAAGAACAAATAAAACATATTGCTTTGCAGGAAATAAAATACTTTTCTCAACTCCATACACAGAAGAAACAATATTAAGATTTGTTTATAAATCAGATACTTTCGTAAAGAAAGCAGATGGCACTTACACAAGAGAATACTTACTAGACAATGATGAGAGTATTTTCCCTAACTATTTAATAGTTCAAGGGTTAAGATGGAAATGGTATGACAACAAAAACTTACCAAATACAGATAGAGAAAGAGCTTTATTTTACGATATGATGGATAAATATGAGAATAGAGATAGAGCAAATATGATAATAGATTTTTCAGATGCAGAATTACCAAGAAGAACAGAAGACCAAGGGGTGAGATATGAGTAGAAGAGTTAAAATACCTGCGGCGGTTGGCGGCTTAAACACCAGAGACCAATTTGACACAATGAGTCCTTATGACTGTGTTGCTTTACAGAATCTTTATCCTAAAGGGACTTGGTTAGAAAGCCGTGAAAGTATAACTCTAAACTTCCCTCTTCAAAACTCGGAGGGTATTGTTGAATATCCTGCTGTTGATGAGAACATCTTATTTGCTAGTGGAACATCTGTATATGAAATAGGAAACGAAACTGCTATATATACAGGGCTAACAAGTGGAAGACTTGTGTCTTGTTTTTATAAAAATTATTCATTTATTGTGAATGGAACAGCAAACATCTATTCATACGATGGAACAGACTTTGATTTATATACTGATTTTACTGGCATAGCGGTTGGAGATTTAATAACTAATACATTTATAAGCAAAGATAGGGTTTGGTTCGTGTATAAGGCTACGGACGGCTCTAGTGGTGTATATTATGGAGACTTAGGAGCTATCTCAGGTGCTTTAGGTAAATTACCTTTAAATTTCGTAGGTGGTGGTGTTTGTATTATGGGTGGAAACTTCTCACAAGACTCAGGTGTTGGGCTTGATGATATGACTTACTTTATATCTAATAACGGAGATGTATTGATTTATACAGGTATAGACTTTGGTGTAAGCCCTGACGACCCTTTTAGACTTATACAAAACTTTTCTATATCAAAACCATTAGGGAATAGAGCAACGGAAAATGTAAATGCTGATGTATTAGTAATGACACAGAATGGGCTAGAGAGCTTAGCTCGTAATTTAGCAGCAGATAGAGCAAATATAGCTCCTATAAGTGATAAAATTAATAGATTTATATCGCAACTTACTGGACAATTTGATTCTTATGGCTGGGATCTAAAATACTTTAAGAAAATGGGTTGCCTTTGGTTGTCAACTCCAACAGGGAATTCATATATTTTAAATATAAAAGACCCTACTCCTAAAGGAGAGTTTGCTTGGACTTCTTTCGATATAAATTGTAATGCTTTAGGTGTATATAATAATGATTTGTATTTTACAAACCTATCAGGATTTTATAAATACGGCGGATATAATGGAGATGATACAGGTTCAGGTTCTCAGACAATATTATGTGCTTTAGAACAAGCACCAAACGATTTAGGATATCAAGACGAGAAACAATTCTTAGCTTTAAAGCCTTATTTTGAAAGCCAATCAACAATAGAATATCAAACGGCTGTAATAGTTGATTTTGAAAGACAAGAGAGATATTATACACCTGATTATCAACCACTAAGTGGAACGGCTTGGAATACAACCCCTTGGAATAGCTTTAGTTGGTATGTTGGAGATACTGTTAATTCTCAACCTAGAGACTTGATAGCAAAAACAGGTGTAAGATTAAGTTTAGGGATTAGATTTGAAGCTAAACAAAAGGTTAAAATACTAAGTAATGAAATTCTAGTAGAATTAGGACAACAATGGAAATAATATTTGACACGAATGGAGGAATTAGAAAATGGCTATGGACACACCCAGAAGTCAAAAAAGCTAATTATGAAGCTTGTGTTGGGTGGAAAGAAAACAATATGTGTGCAGCGGTAGGCTTTGAATTAGATGATAAGAATTGTTATATACATTTGGTAGTAAATAATAAAAGATGGTGGAATAAAAAACACTTGACTTTTATTGCTAATGTATGTTATACTTATTTTAAGAAAGAAAAAATAATCAGTCTTTCATCTAAAGAGAATGTTAAAATACATTCAGTTTTAGACAGGTTGGGCTTTCATAGAAGAGATGTATGTCTTGATGGAAGAGAACTTGTCGAATATTCAATTACTCCCAAAGACACATTAAAACAAAAATGGTATAGAGGTGTATAAATGGGAAATCCAAAAGCTCCAAGATTTAATGAGCAAAAAGCAATAGACTCACAGAAACAAGCTGCGGAATTATCGCAGTTATATTCAGGCACAGGATTAACAGACGCATTCGGCGGAACTGTTGACTGGACTGGAACTGGGGCAGACAGAAGACAAGTAGTAGGTTTAGGAGAGCAAGACCAGCAAAGACAGGCTTTAATCGGCAATGCTTTGCAAGGTATGACAATGAATCCTCAAGAAGCACAACAATCTTATTATGACAATGCTTTAGCTCTTCAACAGCCAGCAATGGATAGACAATCAAATCAAACATTAGATAGAATGGTTAAAATGGGCATAGACCCTACTTCTACAGGCTCACAAGAAGTCTTAGGAGAAATGACTAGAAATCAAAACTTAGCACTAAATGACTTGTCAACTCGTGCTATGGGTCAAGGTCAACAATATTTAGGGCAACAAATAGGTAATGTAGGAGCTTTAAGAGGACAAATAAACAATCCTTTAGCAGGCTATCAACAAG